TGTTCCTCCCCAACAGCCTGTCGATGCCGGTAGCGAACCCTGAGGCGTCCGCCGGAACCCTGTCCGGCGACGCGTTGACGCAGATGCTGGTGAAGCTGTTCATGTCCCCGATACGGAACCCTGGGGCGTCAGCAGCGGCCATGCCGGTCATCCTCCGCGGCCCAGAAGAGGCCGGTGAGAAGATCCGCCACATCATCCTCGACACGTCTCTCGACGAGGTCGAGGAGAACCACCGGGCCGAACTGAGGCGGGCGATAGCGAACGGGATCGAACTCCCGATCGAAACCCAAACCAGCGTCGCTGACGCGAACCGATGGAATGCCTGGAACATCTCAGAGTCGGCCGTGCGGGACCACATCCTGCCCGTGTGCCGCGCCGGTGCCGGTTTGCTGACGACCCGCGTGCTGTGGCCGATCCTTCGTCGTGAGGGGATGGCTGAAGCCGATGTTCGCCGCCGCAGATTCTGGCCGAACGTGGACCGCGCCGCCCTCGGGTTGAACCGATCCGATCTGGCCCGCCAGTTGTTCGATCGCGGCCAGCTTGGCGGGGACGCGCTGCGTTTGGCTCACGGGTTCGACGAGAGTTCGGGGCCGACCGACGAGGAGTTCATCCGGTTCCTGGGGATCAAGCTGTCGAACCCGGCGATGGCGTCGTGGGGGCTCGACCTTCCCCCGGAGATGTTGATGGGGGCCCTCCCCCCGGGCCCCGGCGGATTCAACGCCCCCGAGCCCCATGTGGACTCGTGGTCGACTGTGGGTGACCCGAACGGCGGGCTCGATCGGTCCTAGTCGGCCGGATGGTTAGTGGCGTAGAGTCCCGGCCATGTTCGATGAAGTCGACCTTGAACTCGCCCACGACGTCACGTTCGGCACGGTCGAACTGAACGTCGAAACGGAGATCCCTCTCCCGAAGGGGGTGATCGCGAAAGTCAACTTCGACCCGTTGATGTGGCTGGACGCCCCCACGCCCGACGGCCGGTATTTCGCTAGTGCCGGGTTCGAGCTGGCGGGGCTCCCGTCGTTCCTCCAGTACAAGGACGCCACGGGCGGGGCCGGGCATGACGGGGCGAGGGTCTGCGGTTCGTTGCGGCACGTCGAGACGGACCCGTTGACGGGGAAGGTGTCCGGGTGGGGGTACTTGATCGACAACCAGGCGGGGCATGACTGCCTGCTGGCGTTGACGACGCGGGCGGTGAAGGGCGTGTCGGCAGACCTGCGTGGTTGCGCCCTGAGTGCGAGCGACACTGAGGCGCTTGGGGTCCGCCAGGCGTTCTCGCGGTCGCAGCTCGCTGGGGCGACGATCTGCCCGATGCCAGCGTTTCCCGACACCGAGGTCACGGTCGACACGATCGTGGCGTCAGGGACTCTGGTGCGGGACTTGAAGCCGCCGCGGGACGCTTTCTCGAACCCGCGCCTGTCCCGGCCGACGGGCATTCGGGTGGTGCCGCTGAACGCCGAGTTCGAGCAGGTCTTCGGCCACCTGTGCTTGTGGAACCAGCCGCACGTCTCGATCACCGGCAAGAAGGTGTACCCGCCGCGGGACGACGATCTGTCGAAGTTCTACACAGGCGGCACCGTGCTGTGCGCGGACGGTTCGGCCGTGAGGGTGGGTCGGCTGTTCCTCGGCGGAGAACACGCCGACGTGTCGCTGAGCGCCCAGCAGGCGCTGGACGCGTACGCCGCGACCTGCACAGCGTGGGCTGATGTTCGTGTTGGGAAGGACGAGCACGGGATCTGGGTCGCCGGAGTGACCCGCCCTGGGATCAGCGAAGAGCTGGCGTACGCCGGGCGGGCATCCGCCCTGTCGGGGGACTGGCGGCCGATCGGTGGTCGCCGCCGCCTCGTGGCGGCGTTGTCGTGCAACTTCCCAGGGTTCCCTGTGTACGAGGACGGCGACGGCCTCGCTTTGATCGCTTCCGGCCCGCCACCCGAAACCGACGGCGCCATCGGTGCCGACGAGAAAGAGATGTCCGATGGGTTCGTCGAGGAACCCCTGTCTGTCATTGAGGAGTCAACAGTGGTAGCTCTTGAAGAGGTTCAGGTCAGGTCGTACGTCCGGAACGGGCGGATGGTCCGCGGGTACAAGCGACGCGTCGAGGGAGGGCGCGGGCTGGCGGGCGACGCGGTGGACGCCGCGCGCGAGGCCATCGCCGCCGGACTCCAGAAACCGAAGCCCATCGGGAAGATCACCCCGAAGGGTCCGAATCGTGCAGCGCCCGACCAGCACATCATCGTCCCTACGTCTCTGGGGGACATCGAGGTGCGGCTCCGCCAGAACCCTCGGACGAAAGAGGTCCGGGTCGAGGTGAGGGGCGGATCAGCCGAGACGAACCGGAGAATCCAGGAGCGCATCGCCGCCCGACTCGACAAGTGGGTTGCTGGCAAGCCGAGAGTCCTGTGGGAAAAGATCAAGGGGGGATCGAAGGATGGCAGGCAGTTCGACCCAACCCTGGTGATGACCGACAAGGCGTGGGACAGCGACGTCCGGCAGATGTTCATCGACGAGGTCTACGCGCACGAAACTGACTGGTACTCCTCGCCGATCTTGAGGCTGCCGGGTGGCAGATAGGTGGAAGACGTCGAGGTCAGGTCGTACGTCCGGAGCGGGCGGATGGTCCGCGGGCACAAACGACGCGTCCGGGCCGCCGGGGACAAGGCGTCGGTCGGAGCGCTCTTCGGGCTGCTGAACGAAGCCGCGGAGTCGGGCAGGGTGGCTCCCCTGCGGTCGCGTCAACGCGGCCTGGAACTCCTCGCCGCTCTTGAGGCTGCCGGGTGGACGATCAAGCGGGACGGCAAGCGGAGCGTGGCAACGAGCCCCGACGGGAAGGTCGTCACGCTCCGGCTCCCCAAGGTCGAGCCGGAGTCCGCCTCTAGCCGCCCAATGGATGCCTAGTTAGAGTCCCCGACCAGAACCCGCTACGGAGGTCCACAGCGATGAAGATCACGATCCCCACCAGCCTCGGCGAACTGTCCCGTGAGGACCTCGCCTCTCTGGAAGTTCAGCTCCAGGAGGCGATCACGACCGTCGCGGTCCGCGGCGAAGAGTTGACCAGCGACGACCGCGAGAACGCCGTCTCCCTCACCGCTGTTACGGCCGAACTTGATCGTCGCGAGTCGATCGAGGGCCTGACGGAAACGATCACGTCGGCGGTCGTGGATCGGTTCGCCGCCCACCTCGCCGCTACCGCCGTCGTTGAAGACGACGATGATGTGGAAGACGACGAGGACGTGGAGGCAGACGAGGTCGTCGCCGAGGACACCGACGAGCCCGCGGCAGTGTCGGCAGGGGAACTCGCCGCACACGACCCCGTCGTCGAGGTCGACGCCCCGGCTCGCCAGCGGGTCACCCGTCTCGTCACTTCGACGGCGACCCGCTCTTCGGGCGAGGAACTCGCCTCGTCGGTCGATCTCGCCGAGGTGTACCACGAGGTCGCTCGCACGATGCAGGACGGCGACACCCGCCTGATCGCCCGTCTCGACACCACCGAAGACGTGACGCTCGGCGACGACCCCGCCGAGAACTCGGAGATGATCTCCGAACTGATCTCTCGCGGCCAGAACGAGGGGGCGGAAGCCCTGGTCGCTTCGGGCGGCTGGATGACCCCGTCGGAGATCAGCTACGCGTTCTTCGAGCCGGAGACGATGGCCGGTCTGCTCGACACCCCGACCGTCGGCGTGAACCGCGGCGGACTCCGCCACATCACGAACGGCGGGCCGCAGATCGGCGACGCGATCACGACCGGAGCGGCGGCGTTCTGGGTGTGGGACGAAACGACCGACATCACCCCGGCCAGCACCGTGAAGACCCGGTACAAGATCCCGGCTCCGACGTGGACCGATGTGCGTCTCGCCGCTTACGGTGTCGCTCTCGACCACGGCAACCTTGCCGCACGGTCGTTCCCTGAGCTGACCGCCCGGTGGATGCGCCTCGCCCCCGTTGCTCACGAGCACGAGATCAACCGCATTCGCATCGCTGCGATCGCCACGGCGTCGACCCCCCTCGATTTCTCGACCGGCTACGCGGGCGGGGATGCTGCGACGGTCCTGTTGGACGTCGCCGAGCAGCAGGCAACGAAGCTCCGCGAGAAGTACCGGATGGGGTTCAACACCGTCGTCGACGCCGTGTTCCCCGACTGGGTGCTCGGCGCGATCCGGGCGACGATGTCCCGCCGGTCCGGGTTCAACGGCATCGGTGTCGCATCCGATGATGTGATCCGCTCCTGGTTCTTCGAGCGGAACATCCGCCCCCAGTTCGTGTACGACTGGCAGGCCCTCCCGTCCGCGTCGAAGACGTGGGAGTCGGCGACCGCCGGGAAGGTCGACTTCTTGATCTACCCGTCCGGCACCTGGGTGACCGGCAAGGGCGGGAGCCTCGACCTGGGCCTCCACCGGGATTCGACGCTGAACGAGACGAACGACCACACCGCCCTGTGGACGGAGCAGTTCCTGTCGCTGATGCGGTTCGGTCCTGAGTCCCGGAAGGTGACGGTCAACGTCCAGCTTGACGGCGAAACCTACGACTTCGTGACCGCCGCGTAGTCGGATGATCGTGACGGGAGCCGGGAGCTAGATGCTCCCGGCTCTTGTGCGCTAGGAGTAGGGAATGAGCTTCGACATCCAGCAGCCAACGATCCCGACCCCGACCCGTACGCCGACGCTTCCCGGCCTGCTGTCGGTTGTTGATTGGGTTGGCAGTCCGCTGGACGCCCAGCGGTCGATCAGTGGGGCGAAGTACCAGCCTGGGGTCACGAACCCGACGCTGCGCGAATGGGTTGATGAGGGCACGAAGGTGTCGACGTCGTCGCCAGCGTTCAGGAACGCGGTGGTGACGACCCCGTATCTTCGCCGCAAGTTCTCTGGCGGCGAGGGCACGTACGCCGAGCTGAGAGACAAGACGATCGCCGATTTCGAGGACGGCCTCGAAGGGTATGTGGTGCGCCGCCTGATTTCGACCGCCACGGTGGTTGATATCAGCCCTGGTGGGGATTGCCCCCTGGTGGCGGCGGTGGGGCTGTTGGAGCGTGCCCTGTGGGCGACGAACGGGCAGCGGCGCGGCTACGTGGTCGCTTCGCCGCTGGTGTCGCCAAGGTTCACCGCGTACACGGAGAACGACTATGTGCTTCCGAGCGGGAACCGGCTGGTGTATTCGGCGGGGGCGATTTCGGCGGCCGAACTGACGACTCTCGACGAGCAGCCCGCCGATGTCACCCTGTACGCGTGCGCTCAGCCGTTCGGCCACAAGTCGTATGGGGTCACGTCCGAGCAGACGGGTGACGATTTCGATTTCGATTTGAACGATGTGTATGTGACCGTCGAGGGGACCGTCGCTTTGGCGTTCGATTCGACGGTCCAACTGTTCGCTTGCACCACCAGTTCCGTCTGAGAGGAATCCTCCCATGTCTGATGTCGATGCTGTCTCCGAGCGCCTCGCCGGAGAGGCTGTGCCCGCCGATGTGGCCGCTGCTGCCGCCGCCGTCGAGGCCGCCCAGGAGGAGTTGATCAACGGCTCGTCTGAGGCTGCCGAACGTCTCGCCGAGGAGGCCGTGCCGGGCGGTCCGCCGTCGGCGCGGGCTCTGAATGCCGGAGGGGCGGGGGAGCAGGAAGAGCCCGGTGACCCTGGACCGAAGAAGGCTCCGGCGAAGAAGGCCCCGGCGAAGAAGGCGACCTGACCCTCCTCCGAGGGTCCACCCTGTGTTGCTGACCGGTCGAATACGCTGAGAGCGGCCCTTGCCGGGGCCGCTCTCATATTCCTCTGGTCAGGAGACACATATCATGCACCATCGGTGGCTTCGGTTTGCCCTTGTTCCGGTTACGATGCTGTTGCTTTCTGGCTGCCCGGCCCCCCCGCCGCCGCTCCCGTGCCGCGGTGGAGCCTGCCCTTCCGGGGCCGATTGGGAGTCGCTGCGAGAATGTGAGGCTGGCGGCGACTACACGGCCGTGTCCCGGTCGGGGAAGTACCGTGGCGCATACCAGTTCGATCGCCGCACCTGGGCCGCCTACGGGCCCCCAGGGGACCCTGCGGCGGCTTCACCCGCCGAGCAGGACAGGCGGGCGTACGCCTTGTTCGAGGCCCGTGGGCACGCCCCGTGGCCGCTGTGCGGGCGTCACCTCAGGTAGAGCGGAGTTCGTGGCCCAGGTCTGGTGACCACGCGTAGGTGGGCATCGTTTCCTGCGACGGGTTCACGAGCTTCAAAAAGCGGACGAGGTGGGGGAACGTGTCCGGTGTGGCCCGTTCGCGCAGGCTGTCACCGCCGCGCCCGATGCGGAAACTGGTCCCCTGCTGGTTGACGCTGTCCACCCCCGCAGCGAGGGCGGGGACCGAGCTGACGTCTTCGCGGAGCAGGGCGACCGCGACTTCGAGGGCGGCGTCTTTCATCCACGGTTCGGGGTTGACGCCCCACTGGTAGGTGACGGTGAAGTCCCCGTTGTTCACCCACGAGTACGGCCAGTATCGCTGCTGCCCGTCGTCGGGGAGGCGGACGAGGAACCGGTCGTTCTCGACCCGGTAGTCCGTTCCGGCGACGAGGGTGTCGCCGTCAACCGTGACGCTTACGATGGCGACGACAGGCCATTCCAACGTGATTTCGGTGACTGGGCAGGGGGCTGGGTAGGACGATTGGAAGGGGCGGACGAGAACTGTGGGGTCCCACGCTTCGGTGGTTCGCGGCCACACGGTGACGGTGCGAACCCCTCTGATCGTGTACCCGGATTCGCGGCTGAGGATCTCCGACGCCGCCGCCGCAGCATCGGTGGCGCGGTCGACGAGGTCTTCGTCTTCGAGGTCGAGGTTGCAGAACGCCCGGTCGGCGAGCACGTCGGTTGCTGTGATCCACGGGTCCATGTGCTCAACCTACCGGTTCGGGTGCTGCCGGGGCGGGACGCGGCGGGGCGTTCCGCGAGGGTCAGTCGCCGTAGGGCGGCGTCTCGTACTGCGGAGGCTTGGCGACGCCGAGGAGCCAGCCCCACGCCGGGCCGATCCTCGTTTCGAGGACGCGAACGAGCGCGTAGTACCCGGTGGTGACGATCACGGTCACCGCTGAGGCGATCGCGCCGTCGTCGAGGTCAAGGCCAACCTTCGCGGCAGCGCCGATCAGTGCGCCGACGATGAGCGGCACGAGGGTGCGGACGATCGACGTGCCGATACCGGCGACGGTGGGGTGGACGGGCTCGGTCATGGTGATGCTCCTAGCTTGTGACGGGCTGGTGGCCCTTGGAGAGGTAGAGGAAGTCGATGGCTGCCCACTGGTCGGGGCCGATGATCGTGCCGTCCCACGGTTTGCCGAGGATCTTCCCGAGGTTGGCGACAGCGTCACGGACACGGCCGAGATAGACCCCGACCTCGCCGGTGAACTGGGCACCGGAGATCACGGCCAGTTCCCACTGGGCGATCTCGACGAGCCTACCCTGGGCCCCGACGGCGATCTGTGACCGGATCGGCAGCGGGGACGGGGCGGGAGTCGGGGGCGGCGTGTAGGGCGGTGGGGTAGCGGTCATCATCGCGACCATTCGGCGAGCGTCGTTGCGGGTGCCCGAAAACTCGAAGTGCATCGGGTCGGCGTAGGACCATCCGCCACCCCACTCCCAGCGGTAGGCGCGGAACAGGTCGATGAGCCACGCTGGCGGCACCTTGCGCCGCTGGCCCTGCGGGTAGTCCTGAGCGTCGATGTCGATGGCCAGGCCCCATGAGTGATTGCTCGGCACGCGGGTGCCTCGGATCGGCCGATTCGAGTAGCCCCAGTCGTCGGGGATGTCGCGGGGCCCTTTGTGGAAGCGGTAGCCGCGCTGCTCCGCCTCG